GCCATAGCAATATGTCTTACCCATAAATACGTGGTTTTCAGGTACAACTTCATCAATGGTTGAGTCTTCATAAGAAAATACTTTAATAGTATCTCCTACACCAATGACACAACGGGGCTTACCATTAACAAGGATAATGTCTCCGCACTCTACTTTGAATGTAGGAACAACCCAGAAGGCACCGTCCATATCAAAAGCAAAGTTATCACAATTCAAGAGTTTATTTTTCTTAATATCAAAAGTTTTATAACCACTTGAAGTGCGAATCGCTACCTTTCCATTTGCGCCCATTTTACACATACCTGATGCAACAGGACGGAAAAAACCATTAAACATATTACCGAGATTGAAGCTCATAAAATCACACTCCTCTTATTTTTCAACGCTTCTTTCTTTTTTCTACAATTATATTATAACACAAAAAAGTATTTTTGTCAAGAAATCAAAATAAGAGTAGTGCGGCGGCACTACCCTTATTCATCCGATAAAAGAAGATTTATAATTTGATTATAATCTTCATTTATTACTGCCTTAAAATAATGTGTACAATAGGTTTTATCAAACTCTTCTGTGATATGATCTAAGAATAAGTCAGAAAGATTTTCCTCCCATTCTTTACCGCCGCAGTATACATAATTAGAATCTTCGTCATCATAATCACGACCACAGTTACCGCACCGTGTATGAATATAGATTACATCCTGACCGCAATATTTATCAAACATTAATTCCTCAGCACTCTTTTTTTCATCAGGAATTTCGGTATTTACTTCCTGAGCCTTCATAAAACGAACGCCACGAAACCTTGGAATTTCACCATAGTTTTCTGCTAAATATTTTTGAACTTCAGATGATTCTCCTATTAAAAAAGCATAAATATCCATACAATTTCTCCTTTTTTTTATCTATATATATATTATATCACAAAATCTTTCTTTTGTCAAGAAATAAAAGAAGAACGACCGCTAAGCTTGCAGGCTAGGTCGTTCATCTTTTAACAATACTATACGTTGTTGCAGCCAAGCTGCTGGAGCCGAAGACGGGAAGTGCGCCCGCACCTCTTGCTTGGAAGGCAAGAATACTACTATTATACTACTTCGACATAAAGTGCTCCGCCGACTTACGTCTATTGGACCGATTGCCTGTTGCCAGGGCGGCGCACAAAGTGTGAGAGAAATGCGTTTGAGGCCTGTGGTGCAGCATTTTTGAATACCACTATCTAAAAACTCCCACGATTTTAATTGGTATATAGCTTCCACTCGTTCTACGGATTCCTAACTATGTCCGAAATTTGGTCGCGAAACAGGTATTGTTGTATCGCCCTTCAAAATGAGGCGACCTCGGCCTTGAGGCGGTTTCTCATATAAAGTTATCATATGGTTCTTTATATGTGGTTTTGCTATATGAATGTGGAGCTGGTGATAGGAATCGAACCTACAACCTGATGCTTACAAGGCAACTGCTCTACCTATTGAGCCACACCAGCGGATCCCTACTTTTTACTATCGCCGAAAAAGTAGAAAACAACGGAGTAACAGATGAAGGTAGCTAATCTTCTTGCTGACTGGGACAATGCTACTCATTCTGCCCCACTGGCGGAAGTGGTAGGAGTTGAACCTACTTAGGGGTGCTTAACAGGCACCTGCCTAACCGTTAGGCTACACTTCCATATAAAACGGAATATCCAGTAAATTATTCAGGCAGGGATCTCCCTCGACTGTGCTTTGGTCTAAATTCCCAAATATTCCTATTGCTAGTATACACCCTGTATCATATCTCTCACTTAAAGCCATTACCCCGATCTGACGTGTCGGTAGAGCCATAACGCATAGCGGAGTTTGCTTCCCCACTATGATACCCTTAAGCAAATTTCAACCTCACTTACCTTTTACATCAGTAATATATTGGTTAGGTATTCAATTTACTGGCAGGGAAGGCAGGGATCGAACCTACACGACGTGAGTCAAAGTCACGTGTCCTACCATTAGACTACTTCCCTATGCACCCAAGCTCTGCCTCTTGGGTTCTACTGATGAGGCATAACTTTTTCTGTTTCTCACCCATAGCCACTCTTAAGTTGTGGCGCACTAATCGCGGTTTTGCAACACGTTTAGGTAATAAGAAGTGGGCGTACCGAGCGCCTTTCACCGCAAGCATCTTCCATACAATATGTGCTTTCCTCCCGCCATAATGTTGCAGGCTATTAACCCAATTGGAGTGGAGAGATTCGAACTCTCGATCTCTTGCTCCCAAGGCAAGCGCGGTAACCAAACTCCGCTACACCCCAGTATGGCGACTCTGACGGGACTCGAACCCGTGGCCTCTAGCGTGACAGGCTAGCGTGATACTCTTCTTCACCACAGAGCCATATTCAAGAAAAGAAGAGGTGAGTAGTTCCAACCTCACGCATCTCTTACAGGTTCGTTACCTCTTCCTGCGTACAGAGCCGATATTGTCTTCGTCTGGCTTTTAATACTTGCCTACTCTTCTTTTCTTTTTCTATAAATATTATATCATAAAATCCTTCAAAAGTCAAGATTCTTATTGGAGAGGAAGGTGAGAGTCGGACTCACTTTAGTGGCTTTGCAGGCCACTGCCTTTCCGAAAGGACTTCCCCAAATGGCGCCGTGTGAGAGAATCGAACTCCCGCTCCTTTTACAGAGTGCTGTTTTCAAGACAGTTTATCAAGCCAACTGAAATACACGGCATATGGCACGCCCAATAGGATTTGAACCTATAATCTTTCGGTTCGTAGCCGAATATTCTTTCCGTTGAACTATGGACGCATATAAAGCCAAGCAGAGCAGATATTAGCGATCTGTTTCAGTCTTAGGGTGGCCATCTCCCTTTGTCTGGTTACTTGGCTATGGCACGCCAGGTAGGACTTAAACCTACGACCTATTGATTAGAAGTCAATTGTTCTATTCATCTGAACTACTGGCGCGTATAAATACTCGCTGACGGACTTGAACCGCCGACCACCAATTTGTAAGAATGGCACTCTACCAACTGAGTTAAGCGAGTATATGAAGTACCCCGTACTGGACTTGAACCAGTATCTGACAGATTAAGAGTCTGCGATTCTACCATTAAACTAACGAGGTATATGGCGCGGAGCGTTGTACTCGAAACAAACACCGTGAAGTGCGCATTGCTTAGCAGGCAAGCAGCAAGACCTCTTGCTTTCACTCCGCATATGGCAGGGGAAGTAGGACTTGAACCTACATCCTTCGGTTTTGGAGACCGCAATTTTTCATTAAACTACTCCCCTATATTTGGTGGGCAGGGTTGGAGTTGCACCAACGGTGTTTCTTGTGTGGGAGTTTTACAGACTCTTGCCCTCGCTGCTAGGCATACCTACCCATATTGGTACTGGAGGTGGGAGTTGAACCCACAAACGCTTGTTTCTAAGACAAGTCTCTATGCCAATTCGAGTACTCCAGCATATTGGTACAGGTGGTGGGAGTCGAACCCGACTTAACCACGATTAAAAGTCGTGTGCCTGACCGTTAGGCTACACCTGTATAATGGTGGGAACGATAGGAATTGCACCTATACTGACAGAGCCACAATCTGTCGTGCTACTTTTACACTACGCACCCCATATTTGGTAGTCTGCGCACCCAGCCGTACGACTACCGTGGGCCCTGTTTATTTATATACCGCTACAAAACGTAATTAAATCGTTAAACTGATCAAGTTGTCTGGCGGCCATCCAGCGGTTAATATGGAGCCGAAGAAGGGAATTGAACCCTCATCTTCTCGTTGGCAACGAGAAATACTAACCATTATACTACTTCGACATTGGTGGGAAGGAAGAGACTCGAACTCTTAAACATCAATTTTTGAGATTGACCGCTTTGCCAATTTGCGTACCCGCCCAAGTGGAACAGACAGGACTTGAACCTATAACCCACCGCTTATGAGGCGGTTGCCCTTACCAATTGTGCTACTGTTCCGTAGTGCCAGAAGAAGGAGTCGAACCTTCCTATTACACCGTATGAAGATGCTGTCGCGCCGATTGACTATTCTGGCATTTGGTAGGAGAGGGCGGGTTTGAACCGCCGACTTCGCGCTTATCAGACGCGTGCTCTGACCAACTGAACTACTCTCCTATATGGTGGACGAGGCAGGGAATCGGACCCGCTCCTTCTGGGCTTCAACCAGACGCTTCTACCAAGTTAGCTTCCCGTCCATATTGGTGGAGTATATGGGAATCGAACCCATCTGAATTTCTCCTTGCAAGGGAGACGACCACCCCAAGCAGTCCCATACCCCAAATAAAAAAATCCTCCAGCGCTCTTGCACCAGAGGATTACATCTATAAAATTAGACTATCTGCCTAACTTTTATCCTCTGATATATATAGAATATGATAAGGGCGTACTGAACTAAACCCACAATTCTTTGCGAGTTGAATGGCTTTTATTGTTCTCGTTTGCCACAACATTGTTCAGTTCCTCCTTTTTCATTTTCTATATATATTATAACACGACTTCTTAAAAAAGTCAAGATTTTTATTTAAGAAATCTAATTTAAAGTATGATTTACATTAAGTGAATCTAAAAATTAATGCGTATCGTCAATTTTCAATTTCTTCAATGAGGGAATAACTATCCTCGCCAGGGATTACCGCAAGACCGCCCCAAGTTCCGTGAAGCTGTCCCATATCATCAATGGAAGTTACATATCCCTGACGTCCCGTATACTCAGGCTCGTCTGTCATTCTCAAAATTCTAATATAGTCTCCTACTTTTGCCATATTATTTTCTCCTCTTTAACATAATAATGGCTACTACCAGTTGTGCAATATTAACAAGAAGAATAAACAAGGAGAAATTTCCTGAATATGCTTCATTGATAATATTCCACAACATAGTTTCACCTCTTTTTTATTCTAATATTATTATATCAGAAAAGAGTAAAATTGTCAAGAAATTATTATTCAACTGCCTTGAAGTTGTAAATAGGTACTATTCTTTCTATAATATCTACTGTTGGTTCAATAACAATCATAATTTCTTCCATATCCTTATAAGCAAAAGGAGCTTCATCTATGGTGCCGACGCAGATAGTAGAAGAATATATCCCTTCCATTGAGTGTTGGAAATCCGCAAGAGTAATTTCCTTCTTGGCTTTTGCTCTTGACATAATACGACCTGCGCCGTGAGGTGCAGAGCAGTTCCAATCTTCATTACCCTTACCAACACAAATCAATGAGCCATCTCTCATATTGAGAGGAATGATGCAAGTTTCTCCGCGTTGTGCAGAGATTGCGCCCTTACGGATTATGTTGTTTGTAAGGTCAATATAGTTATGGATTGAGTGGATAACAGTATCCGCTGCAGACCAGCCCATTAACTTCATCAATTCAAAAGACAATACTTGACGGTTCTTTCTTGCCCATTCTTGACAAATCTTCATATCGTGGAGATAGTCTTGTGCGGCCGCGCCTTCTAAATAATCTAATTCAGAAGGATTATGGCGTGCTATCTTCTTTAATTCTTCTTGAATACGATATTCCTCACCTATTGACTTTAAATGGTTGATAAGTTCGAAACGGTCTTCATTATCAACTTCTGCCCAATGTTCTTGAGTACGAAGTTGATAAAAGTCTGCTACTTGCTTACCAAGATTACGAGAACCTGTATGAACAACAAGCCAATTATAGTTATCACCTTTATTAAGTTCTACAAAATGGTTGCCGCCACCCAAAGTACCGAGAGACTTGTATATCCAATCGTGATTCTTTAGGTTATCCCAGCAAAGAAGCCGAGAATATAAATCTTCTTGATATTCAGGAATAATAGCTTCCTCTCTTGCTGCGCGCCCAGACACTAATACCTTATGGCAGACTTCGTCAAACTTTTCAAGGTCTATTTCTTCCTTAAAAGGTATTGCTAAAACACCACAACCTATATCTACACCCACTATATTTGGGCAGATCTTACCCTCATACTTCATTGTAGTGCCAATGACGCAACCTTTACCTGCGTGCGCATCTGGCATTATACGAACATGAGCGTCTTCTCCTAAAGGAGAATTTGCAATAGATATAATTTGGCTTATTGCTTCTTGTTCTATTGTTTCTGCGAAGATTTTTACTTCGCCATATTTTGAATTAAGTTCAAACATCACAGTTCTCCTTTCAATTTTATATTTATATTATATCAGAAAAAGACACTTTTGTCAAGTGTCTTTTTTCTCAAAATTTTCTATTGCTTCCCTTATTCTCTTTTCACTACTATATGGATTTACATATATCTCACAACCTGTTAAATAATCATAATCTTCAAGTACTGAATCAAGTCCATTTTCAAGAATAAATTTATCAATAATACAACATTGGTCCATTAGCATATCTGCATAATATGCTCTTTCTTTAAGTGCTTCATCAATATATCTTGGTATTTCCATTATTTTTCCTCATTAAGATTTATATTTATTTGATATTCGTCTTGTATCACTGGTTGTGTACCTGTCATAAAATTTCGTATTGGTGTGTCTGTTTGTGTCATATAGGGCAAAGTACAATGACAAATACCTGAACCACCATTTGCAGGATTATTAGAACAATTCCTACAACATTCAGGCGAATTAAAAAATGAGCTGAGATACCCCTGTTTAGAGATTTCCTTAAGAATTTCTATTTGTTCAGGATTTATGCTAATAGTTTTATCAGAAATGAGAACATGGGTTTGCCTTTGTTTAAGAGCCTCTATTGCAATATCAATGGCTTCGTCAAAAATCTCATTATCTATTTCTTCTTTTCCTAATTTTAAGAATTTTATTGCTTCTTGATCAGTCATTCTTCGACCTCACTCTCAAACCATTTCTCACGATTTTCCCATAATTCTTGGTCTTTTTTGCTCGCTTTATAATCATACCATATACATTTAGTAATTATAATAAGACATATTGTTCTAATAATCATAATTACAGACCACAAAATGAACATAAGTATTTGCTCTTTCATTTTGTTACCTCGCTTTCCATTCTTTTGTTCCATATCTCTACTTGTTTATATATATCTGTGTCAAGTGCAAATAGCCAAGTATTCGGTTCTATTTTACAACTCTTTTTATGAAACGCTGTAATATATGGGGTTTGCATTACTACTCTTATATACGCCTCGCCGCCACAAAACGGACAAGGTTTCAAGGTAAATTCATTTTTCATTTTCTTCTACTCCTTTTATAGAATACTCATTGTACCTTGCACAATCTACACAATATATATCTCCATAATACATATAATCTAAACAATCAATACAAGGAAAATCACAATAACTATCATTGGTATCTGTAATTACCTCGCTTTCCAATGGTTTGTTGGGCTTAATTCCCAAACTACTACAATAGTCTAAATAGTCATCAACTGCATTATGAAATTCCTCAACTATTTCTTTAGTTGTAGTGGCATGAAAGTTTACTAAATCGCTTATATATTCAATTTTGCCGTACAGAATTTTATCATCGGCGTCAAAATATATGCGAGTTGAGTATCCTTTATATGATAAAATATTAGTCATTCTCTTCTATTTCTCCTTCATCTCTCCACTTCACACCGTAATCATCATATCTATAAGTTTCGCCATATTCATCACACTGCAATATTTTTAATATTGCTAAAGCATTTGTTTGACTATCTACAAATAATATGGGTGTGCTTCGATATAGTATTAAAAATCGTCCTAAAAATGGCTCTAATGTATAATTACTTTCCATTCTTTTATAATCATTCATTTTCTATTACCTCGCATTCCCCATCCATTTTTGCACCGCAGTTTTGACAGAAGTATCTTCCTGTGTCAGCTCCATATTGTTCTTCTCCGCAAACAGAACATATTTGACAACTCCCAGTCCATTCCCAATATCCGTGAACAATCGGTCCTGCTTCAACTGTTGGAGCATTGTCTAAATCATTTTTAGCTACTCCAACAAAATGACCATCATAGGATATTTTAAGTTTATCAGCATCAATTAATCTCATTCTCTGCCACCTCTCACAAAACTTCTGTCAAAATGCGAAATTCCTTAATCATCATATTTTCAACCGTAACCTCAACAGGCTTATTCACCAACTCACTCACATAATGACATTGTGCATCTGTCAAAATCTGATTTATATCATCAATAATCTTTGTGAAAGCACAGGCACGCGTGAGGGTTGGCCAATCACATTCCTTACTTATATTTTCACAATATTGGTTAGTACTTACACCAACACACCCCAGTATAAAAGTGAGCTGAAGCCCAAAGAGATATTCATTATCTTTCACCTGTCCAAATTCTGCTGAAGTAATTTTACCTAATAATTTTTCAGTCATATTATATCTCCTTCTGATCTGTTACTATAAATTCCATTCTCATACGAGGAAATTCATTCATTTCCCATATCATTTCCGTCATAACAGAATAAACTTCTGCTTCAATAACTCTTCCCATATGATTAAAACGAATAACATTTTTCCCTTGTATGTTAAAGTTTGTGAAATCGTGAAAGACAGTACCACAATATTCACATTTAGAACTTGTAATAGGCGCGCCGCAATTCGGGCAATTTAACTTATCTTTCATAATTACACTCCTTTTCTATTTTTATCTACTTATATTATATCACAAAAATCTTCTTTTGTCAAGAAAGAAAAAGAGAGCCAGACGCATCTGACTCTCTTAGGCATAGTCCGAAGACGTCCGCCGCAATTCGCTACATAAAAAAGAAAAACAATCGCTAACTCGTACTTAGCGGTTATTAAATATATTTAACGACTTACAAGTTCGTGGAGTTACTTTGCCTTTTATTTTTGAGAAAGTCGTTTAGCCACTATGCCACATACCAAATTCTTCCGTCAACAACGAGGTCTGCACGTATGCCTAACTCCAAAAGTTTCTGTCGGTGGTAGTTTACTCTCACGCTATAATCCATGTCTACGACTTTGAAAGATTTTCAGTTCTTTCCACTTTATCCACCAGCCTGTTTAATGTCACTTGGTGCGGGACAGAGAATACTAAGGGGCTGTATTCTTTACTCCACTAATGTAGGAGTCAACAATTGGGTGCGGAAGTGGGATTTGAACCCACGACATCCTGATAATGAGTCAGGTAGGCTGACCAGACTGCCCCATTCCGCGATATTAAAAGTTGCAAGAAAGGAAGAACGATTAGAATTCTCATTCTTAATAACTGACTTTCGTAGGATTATTTATTCCCTACTTTTCCACTACCTTTTGGGCAGTATCAGTTGTGCCCGCAATATTTATAGTCCTTGCATCGGGACTCTAACAAATTACTACTCAATTTTGACTTCACTACTAGTCTTGCGGACTATTCAGGTTGCTACACCTTATAGTTTCGTTTAAAGATTAAATAGAGGTTGCTTGCGACAAACTCTACTCCAGATTGTCTTGCACTCTGGAATTAGGACACTTTCGTAATTTGCGGCGATAGGCTTTTGCTTCTGTGGATCTAGTTAGATTTGAACTAACGCTTTATAGTTTAACAGACTATGGCTCTACCCGCTGAGCTATAAACCCTATTGACTTTAGACGAGCTACCGCAGTAGCTTACTATTCTTTTGGAGTAGCAAATACTACTCGCCTAAATACACTTTCAGCAACAACTTACTTATGCGGTAAATACCCTTATCGGATATATACTGGTTACCGCCCTTATTCGTTACAACTCGGACTAATTAACCTTCGGTTTTTCAGTACCTTAACAAAATATTTAGCGTGACCTAGCCGCCAGCTAAACGGCACCAATTCAGTATCCCTCACAGATTTGCCTTGGGAATCCCTTTCGGTCTATTTTATTAAGTTATCTCAGTTTCTTCTAAGCAGGGACATCATTTATGTCCCTCTGATTCTCGAATTGCTTGGGGTACCTCTTTCAAGGCGAAGTTTGTCAGCACTCCTTTCAGTTACTTGCGTAACCTTATCTGCCAAGCCAGAAGAAAAATTTTATTTTTTATTTTCTATATTTATATTATATCATAATTTTCAAAAAAAGTCAAATTTTTGAAACTACGATTTTCTACTTAGTGCGCGCCCGCATTAAGAACTTAGATACCAATAAGAATACGGCCCTACTGGTATCTTATTTAACGCATCTACTACCTTCTTAATCTGAGGTATCCACTTTGCCAAGTCCTCATTAAAATCAAAGAAAAACGCTTCTCTAAAGAACTTGGTTGTCATAACTTGGTCATAATGAGTACTTGCAACAAACACATTATTACAAATAATTCTAACCTCTCCAATACCACTATACTTAATAAGGGCAGGTTCTCCTACCTCATAAGGAATGGAAGTATCAAGATTTGACAGTAAAATTCTTTCAATGCGACAACCAAATTTATCATCTATATCTTCGATTTCAGCAAGTAAAGTGGTATCTTCAGTTTCATTGCTATAAAATCTTAATGTCATCCATTTCCATTCCTTTCTAAAAAATTTGAGATTAGTTTCCTAATTAGTTCTGCGCGCCTACCACACTGAAATAAAGGTTTACAAGGTCAGCATACTTGAGATGCTTAAGACCAACTGTACGACCATCACTTGTGTCGCCATGGCGAATTCCCATTTTCTTGAGTTCTTTGATAAAAAATCCTTTTGTATACGGCATATTATTTATCTCCTTTCAATATTTTGTACCACAATATTCACATTTATTTCCTGTTAAAATTGCGCCGCAATTAACGCAATTATGCGGAATTTCTTCGTGAGAAGACACAATATCATAAATACAATGGGCAGAAGGATAATCATTTATTAAAGTTCCTTCAATTAATTTACCATCTAGTGTATATTGTCCTCCTATAAGATAAGAATCAAAATTAAAAGTATTCATAAACTTTCCCTTTCTTTTTTATTCTATATATATTATATCACTAAAATTAAAAAAAGTCAAGGATTTCTCCTTGACTTTTCTCTTCTCTCAACCCATGCGTTTTATAAAATTAGAACCAGAATAACCAGTCTCTTAAACTGTTAAATGGTCCGAAATCAGTATTCTTGATAGTAGTATGAAAACTACCATAATCTGCTACAAAATCACTCATAAGTTCATATGCTTTCTTTTGTGCATCTGCGGCCGCCTTATAAGCGTCCTCGACTTCTTTTGCTCTATCCGCGCGCTTTGTCGCAAGAGCCTTTTTCTCTTCTTCTACCTTCTTCACAGCTTCCTCTGCGGCAAGGCAGTCCTCTTTCGAGTCATAATACTTCTTTGTGATTGTTGAATAATAACATTCTTTCATTTAAATTCCTCCTCTGCTTTGAATTTTGAAAGATAGGCTGAGAGTTATATAAGCGCCATTAAAATACAAATTTCAACAATAATCTGAACAAGATGTGCAAATTGGTCTTGTATTAAGTTAATCTCATGCTCATTCGCTTTTAAATCATCGATAATACCGTGCATCATTGTTTGAGTAATAATCAAAAATAGTAATGGAAGACATATCTCTTTATTGATAATATAATAATAAACTAAAGAAGGTATAGATATTGCCGCAGCCCAGCTAAAAGAATGAGCAAGTAATGCTATTGTATAATCATATTTATATTTTTCAGTATAACTTGACTGAGATGTCCACCATTCTTTCTGTTTCATACTGGCTAATATCCCCTGAGATTTAAAGTCATCATAAATATGGAAAAAGATTGTGGCGAAGAATACTATTAAAATATGAGAAAAATTCATTAATCTTTCACTCCTTCAAGTCCATAAAATATCAGCTCATCTGCATATGGTAACTTATGCAATTCACTAATAAAATCGTGCCACTCTTGAAGTCTATGATGCTTTCTCTGGTCTACCATTGTTCTCAAAGTCTCATAGTTACAAGTGAAAGTACGCTTCTGATTCCAGCCTTCAGGTAAGATTTCTACTAAGGCGCGCCAGTAACGCGAATCCTTTGTTGCATTATACTTCAGGCGCAAATCTTCACACGCATCTATGATAGTGTCCTGTACATCAAAACACTCCATCGGCAAATCCTTACTAAAAGAGAAGCACTCTCTTGTGATAGGAGTAGATGCCAACTTGTGCATTGTACTACAAGAATTAGTTACAGTAGCAATGCGGTACTGGTCTGCTTCTTTCCACCAGAGCAGCGGCGCATCTATATCCATACAAACAGAGATTTGACGAAGGAACTTCCTATCTGATGCGCCCGCGCTAATCATTCTCTGCGCCAGTCCCATATCCACAGGACCAATATACGCATACTGGAAATAGTTAGGAGTTAATCCGAGACTATTTGAACTATACTTCCTACCATTGTGTTTAAGCCACATCTCACGAAGTTTTACACTTTCAAAATACTCTTGACTGTTTACTTCTTCGGGTACATCTTTCTTTACCCAATCCATATTAACTTTGATAAGGTCTTTATCAGTTTCTTCAGTTTCAAAACCAAAAATACTATCGCTCTTATCCCAACTGTTCATTGGATTGCGCAGACCTCGAAATGCGCCTTCGAGATTAAAGGCTTCTAAATTACCAATATTTATCATTATCTATTACCTCCTGAATTTTCTTTATAACATAATCATATTCTTCTTTTAATACAAAAGCATCTTCATCATCTTTCATATAAACTCTTGTTTTTCCTGAACAATGATCTTTGGTAATAAACTCAAGAAAATTTATATTTAAGGTTACAGGGACATCTTTTAATGTATGAAATGTTATTAAAATCGGTCTCATTTCCTATTTTCCTCCAACCATTCTAAATACATAACCCCACAGCCGCAATAATCATCACTATGAGATGTACAATATTCTCTTATCTCACAATTTTTACAACCTTCGGTCATTGCTTTATCTATGAATTTTATAATCTTATCTTCATTCATAATAATAAGGCCTCTTTTCAAAATGTTCTAAAAATCTTTCTTCAAGAACTTTTTTTCTTTCGAGAAGTGTTTTTAATACTCTTTTTTCCCTGTCAACTTCATATGCATCATAATTGGTAAATTTTTCCCTTGTAAGATATATATCAATCGCTTGATTTACATATACTAAGTCAGCGTATAAAATTGTTTCAGGATTCATAATCTTCTATCTCCTTATATTTCTTCTTAAACGGTTCAAGAATTTCTTTCATCTTGTCCTCTCCTACTTCTGCCGCAGCCCAATTAAAAGTCAAAGCCATTAATGGATCAAACTTATAGCAGAAATTCTGAGTACAATGTCCATAGTTATCTTTATATTCACAAATATGTGGGCAATAAATATTACCTGCATTATAATTCATCTTTCATTAACTCCTCTATGAATTTCTTTTTTAATCCTAAGATATACTCATTAGGAGTCCAACCATTTTCAAAATGATTTCCGCTATAATAACAAGACTTACAAGGTTCTTTTTCTAAACTTCTTGTCTGTTCCCAAGTTCCACATACATTACAAGCATCGAATTCAAAACACTTTACTACTAATCCAAAAATTTCTTCGGGATTTCTTCTCTGCCAACCCCAATCAATATCTCCAGTCGCAGTATTTTCTAATATCTGAACCTTACACAAAGGCTCAATCGTCTCCTTATCAAAGAAACTTAATTGTTTCTCTTTACAATCTATTGTGTGTGCAAGGACTTCTTTCTTATCCATACTTAATCTCCTACTTGGGCGCCGCCCAAGATTTTTTTATTTTCATATCTAATTATATTTTACCACAAGATGCGAAAAAAGTCAAGCATTTAGCTTGACTTTCTTCCTTTATACTAACAACCGCTAAGCTTGCCAGCACGATCGTTTATTCTTCTTCAATTTCTTCTTCTTCTTCTTCTCCGAAAAGAACTTCCGCTTCCATACCTGTCACACAATCCCTTAACTGATGAACTTTCCCCATCATAAACATAGTCACATACAAAGTATATGCCCCGCGCGCATCATTCTCATCTTTTGAGTGATAAACACAGAAGACATCTTGGTTATCTGTGTTAGGATATATTGTTGCAAATACCATATAATTTTCTCCTGCTTTTTCAAGAGAAATCTCATAGCTTGGCATTTTATACTCATCTAATGTTTCAATGTTTTCCTCGATTTGGTCTATCTTCTTCATCATATCGTCAAGGAGTTCTGTAAAAAGACCGTCAGGTTTGATAACGGTGACAAAGTCTTCAAGATTAAAGGGGATATAGTTACCTTCTTTATCTTTATAGTATAAATCTGTAGGGAAGGGAAATTCAAAATTATCTGGCATTGAAAGTTGCCTCCTTTTTTATTTTCTATATATATTATATCAGAAAAAGACCTATTTGTCAATAATTTTATAATGAAGCCGCGACTAAATTATGAGATAGTTTATCTAATTCTTCATCACTCATAATTTCAAATAAATCTATATGTAAATGAGGATCTTGTAATGTTATAGCTTTTAATGCCTTTTGTCCATATACCATACCATATTTTACATATCCCATATCACTATACCACTCATTAGGAGTTGTATTATTTGAACGATAAAGTCTTTTATCATTAACCATGTTAGTAAAATCTCCTGCAGAAAAAATAGATGTATTTAATTTTGTTGCCATTTTTACTCTTGCAAGTTCTCCCTTTTGTTCTTGCATTTTATCTTGTAAATGAATGATAATCTTTTCATAAATAAGAGACATTGGTATTAATGCTTTACCAGCATAAACAATAAAATCATAAGGCTCTGCTTTAAACCCTTCACCTGTTTTTTCGATAAAATCTGAAATAAAAAGAATAAGAAAGTTTTCTAAGGTTTTACTAATAATATCTTCTGTTAATTTAAAATAAGGGACTCCTTCATTAATAGATTTTCCCTTATTTGCTCTTACATTTTCCAAACTTTTCCATCTTTGTGAAAGAACATTATAGTTGACTAAAATATATTCAAGTTTAGAATATGTGTCAGGTTGAATATTTAATCCTTTAATCATTTCCGTATCTCTTTTAAAATCAAGATAACTCATTCCTTTTTGTCCAAATCCATGTAGTTTCATATTAACAAAGGAATTTAGATTATTAATAGATTTTCCTGTTAAAAGATTTTCTAATATCTTTCCCGCATCTGTCTCTGTATTTTTTAATTGAAGACGATATCCGCCCTCTTTCCCCAATTTTAACAATATATCAGTTTTAGGATCGACGGGATTTCTATTAAAACGAGGTTTTTTTACATTAGACCATCTTTCAACTTTATCCTCTCCAAATTCAATTTGAAATGTTAAGGTCAATGCGCTTTCAAGAATAAATCCTCCTTTGGGCGCATCTTGTCCCTTGGTCCAAATATTTAATTCTTGTTTTAATTGATTCATATATTGATCGAGAAGAATTTGATCAACATCTGGTATTTGTTGTCGAATATAATCTTTTAATCTATTAAGTCGAACAGAATTATCTTCCTTATAAAATTCATTTATTATTCTGTTTAATTTACCACCTTTTTTTCGCATAGGACCAAAATCTTCTGCTTGTTCAAATTCTTCTTTACTATTATATCCAAAAACTTCTTGAAAACCTAAAACTTCTATTAACGCTTTTTGATATTCAGTTTTAGAAAGGTGTGAAGAAGTAAAATCTTTTGCTTTACTGTTTATTTTAAAAACACGAGTGAAGAACTGTGATACTCCTTCGTTCTGTCCTAACTTTAAGCTATATTTTTTCAATAAAGAATCGCTAAACTGATTTAAAAAATCTTGTAATTTTTCTCGACTTTCTTCCCAACTTAATTCTCTTCCCGAATATAATATTTTTCGTCCTTCTGTACTATTAATTACCGTTTCTATATTTTGAGCTTGAGCAGATTTTTCATCTAAGTTTTTAGAATCAGGTCTTTCTAAAAAATAATCTGCCCAATCGTATTGATTCGTAATAATAATATCTTCTCCATACTTTTCTTTATAAAATTTTTCACTATCTTTATAAAAACTCTTTTCTGTTTCTCTTGCTTCTGTTAATCTATCAGAAAAAAATTTTATCGCATCTTGATAAGGCGCATCTTCTTTTGACGTCCTCATTCCGCCTATATCTATTTTTGTAGCATAATTAGTAAAATTAATTGATTTAGAATGAAGATATGTCATATCTACAATATTATCATTATAAGAATGAGCATCAGGTGCAGAATAAGATCTTTGTGATTGAGTTTTTCTTGCCATCTCCTTTCACCTCCAAATTACATTCCAATTATATGTAATCTACTCTCTTCTTTCCTATAAAAAAAAGACGACATTACTGTCGCCTTATCCATAAATCTCAACTTCCAACCACTTACAGCCCCAATTCAATGCATCCTCGTGACTTCCAAAATATATATCTATCACATTCCCGTTTACTGCGCCACCTCTATCCATAACCTCACAAGTACCAAGACCTGGGATATTAACAAGAGTTCCAAACGCATAACTACTACTCATAGCAATTGTATATTTGGGTACTGCTCTCTTTCCACTTGCAGTATACACAATCGGTTTTCCATTCTCATCTAATGGTCTACTATTTGCATAATCCCCACAACATTTCTCACAAGCACAATAAGCAGTACATTTCGCATAAATATAAGTATGAGGAGTTTGAATAGAAGGTTCATAGTCTTCTTCTTCAATTTCTACCTCGGCGCGCTCGTCGTCAAAATCTTCGTTTACTTCTACTAACACGTACTCTTTTATCACTAAAGTTTCTTCTTTAGTTTCCTGAATTTCTTGCGGCGGGACCGCACTATAAAATAAAACTAAATTAGAAAATAAAAAAAGTCCGATCAACCCAATTATTATAAGATTTTTGAAGAAAATTCGCATCAATTTCAAACGATTTCACCTCAGATTTCTACTTCATTTTATAAAAAGAAAACCGCCCAATTTCTTGGGCGATTTATATAAAAGAGAACAAAGACAATTTAACACCCTATTTTATTTACAAATAGACCTTCGTCTTACCTCTATCTTATCCTTCAACCATATTCAGTCACCGAGTAGATATATGTGAGGAGTTGGTAGCGAGCCAAAACCTATATACCCAAGAAAGACTTCCGTCTTTCACAAAGCTCGTAGAGGATTGATTACCTCTAACTTTCAGACATCTTTCACTTTTTATCTTGTTATATCTCAAGATCCCCAAATATTAACTCGGTGTCATTATTGTCCTACTCGTTCTGCGTCTCTCCTTATACCCAATTTCTTGGTTCAACGACACGGCTTTCCTTATTGTAGCATTACCCGTCTGGTCAGAGTGCTACCTCTGCCTTCTTGGCTTCTTCTCTTCCTCAGAGCGTCTATTACGGAAACGGAGAGTTACAAACTTTTAATTGCGAATACTTCAGCACCTACCCTTAGTCTTGAGAGGTTCCTCTCTCGTGAGAACTACATTACTGCACCCTCAACGATTTCACCTGCCTTGAGAAAGTATCCTTACTCATAAGGCTCGCACTATACGGATAGTCCCAGCACATTGACAATGCTCTTCACTGGGGTATTCATAAATAAAATACGATATTAAATTGTCTAAGTCCGCTGGAGAGCAGAAAAATTAATTTCTAACTCTTTATTTTCTATATTTATATTATATCATAAGTTCTTAAAAAAGTCAAATTTTTAATTGAAAAGAATTAAATATTTGAATTTTCCATTTCATCTAAAGTTTGATTAAGAGCAACTTCTACTTGACTTTCTACCTCGGCGGGCTCACCATCAAAATCCTCGTCTTCTTCGTCTTCTTCATCAGATGCCGAGGAATCTATGACAGTCGCGCCGTCTTCAGAATCTTCATTTCCTTCTTTCCAGAACTTACCAGGATTCTTAAATCTCATTGTATTGTGAAGAGAAAGTAACATAGCATTCTCTAAATACTCTAAGAACTCTTCCACTCCATTATTCATATCAATGAAGAACTTTGCAAGATAATGGTAGAATTTATTGAGAAGTCTTTCTCTTGCAAGTTTCATACCAAAATCAAGGTCAAATTCATCATTCTCACTACAAATTGACTTGCCTTTGAGAGTTGTAGGAATATCCATTTTTCTAACCCAGTAGTTAGTCACATATCTTCCAAACTCATCAGTTTGACGCTTTAACTTATTCACATTCTGCATAATCTCGTCATGCACATTGTCCATTACAGCAACAACAGTTCCAGCTTCCACATCTACATAATAGTAAATAGAACTTTTCGGAACAGTAATAATTTCTGCACTCATATTGAAACCTCACTATTTTTATTTTCTATACATATATTATATCATATATCTTTAAAAAAGTCAAATTTTTCATTTAACTCTTGGTGCGCGCGCATTATTTGAGAGAGGTATTGACGATACCACATTTGAATATAGGCATCTCCTTTTGGAATTGAAAAGTCGTTCCAAGGTTTCCGCGGGCCGATGAAGTGGAGAACAGTTACGTCCTCCGGCCGCATCGTATTTTTATACTTTTCCCAATAAGGTGCGAAAACATTATAGGATTGAGGAAGATGAAGTTCTTTTCTTTTAACCCAATCAGGGCAAGATAAACGAAGGGCGTCTTGGTCTTGAACTGTACGAGTAAGAGAAATTTCCATTAACCAATAAGAAAATTCTTTACTTGGTTGAATGACAACAAGTCCCGCATTTAGCATATAATGAGTATGTTTTTCTTCATCGTCTCTCGCAATTTCTGGTGAGTCTGGCGCCGCCGTCATATGTGGCATATCAAATAAATGGTCAATATTTTTCATTACCATCATATCACAATCTATAAATACTATCTTCTCAAATTGGTCAAGTCCAAAACAAGAAAACTTACCTGCCGTTCCATTCCAATGAGGCATATTCATATTTTTATTTTTCTTTAAAAGTTCAGAGGAATAGATAAAGTCTTCTACTTCTACGACTTCTATTTTAAGAGCTTTGAGAGCTTCTCGGAGTTCGGGAGGAATGGAAGAGGTCACTGCACAGACTAAGGGGTAGTGCGCGCCCACCTCTTTGAGACTTTGATAGAGGCCAAGAACCCCGTCAAAATAGTCTTTTGTACCTAATAATGTCACATATGCTTTCATAATTCCTCCAAAGAAAAAAGGGTAGGATTAACTCCTACCCTAAGTGATACTCAGTAGTTATTGTTCTCAGCGCCCTCGGACTTATTTTAAAACGCCTTGGCGGCAGAAAATAAAAGTATTCTACATAACTTTAATACTTTACAACTCTCCAGTATAAAAGGATAGAGTCCTAATATCTATGTATCACTCATTAATTATATTATATCAGATTTTTTCTTTATTGTCAAATTTTAAAGTGTTAATTCTAACTTACCCGCTATTCTTTCTGCGGCTTGGATGAGCGCAGTATCTATACGACTTTCAGCAACTTTTTGTTGTTCAGCATACGTAATACATACGAAGCCAATAATTTGTTTATCTGTTGTAGTTGTTAGTGCGCGCGCATAAAACTTTTCTGCATTACCAAAAAGTTTCATAATTCCAAGCAATTCTGATTCATTACTCTCAATAGAGTTTTTATCTTTCACATAAACCTTATGTTGCTTGAGAAGAGTGTCGCAAAAATCTCCATATAAAGAACGAGATATTTCTTGGATTTTGTCACCAACTTGTAAGTAGCCAGGCTTTGCTTTTTCGTTTACTGCATAAAATTTAAGAATTGAACTTCCTATACTATCATAATTGCCGTTTCGGTAACGGACTACAAGTGCATTAGTAGCATCCGTTTCCTCACGCAGAGTAGTTAAAACTTGGTCTATTTCTAAGCCTAATTTTTCAGATGCAAGTTCTTTTTCTTTATGGATTGAAGATACGATTGCGGAAAAGCGTTCTACGATTTTCTTTGCTATGAAAGTAGATGCTTTATCGTTTGAAAATACAACCCATACTATAAAAAAGAAAATAGCGACTAAAAGTGCCTGCCAGCCATGTAGTCCGAGATAATCAAGGAGTTCTTTAAGATTGAAGTCCATTTATCCACCTCCCAATATTCTCTCAATTTAAAGTGGAATTTGTGGGAGGAGATTATAAATTTTTATTGCCCTTGGTCCAGTAAGTAGAGAGTAAGTCTGCAAGTTTTTGAGCATCTTTTCTTTCATTGAATACAAGATATGGGTAGCCAGTTTTACCTATAATGGTTGCGCCGTATGCGTCTCTACCCATACGGAGATACTCTGCGAAGGAAATTCCAAGAACTCGACAAGGAATTCTACCTGCAAAATTTACCCCAGCAAAATAAGAATAAACTTCGTCAGACGGTACTATTTTATATTTATTTGTGATAGGACTGAGATCGACTGAAAATGCTTTCATATCGTGATTTCCTTTCTTAGTTCTTCTACCTCAGCGCGCTCGTCATCCGACAGGTCAATAGCAACTATAGTGAAAGTACCTGGCTGCGGCAGCTCACCATTCCAAACTTTCTTTTCGGTAGGAATAGAAAAATCGTCTATGATATATTTTTTTACAGTGGAAGGTGAGAAACCTGTAATGCGGGCTACGGCCGCATACGAATGTGTTTCAGGCTGAATATAGAGAGTATTCATTTTAAGAATATCTTCTTGAGTTACTTTCTTCGCCATTTTCATTCTCCTTTATACTACATTCATCATAAAACATACAATTTTGACATTGATTATTATACCAACATTCTTCACAATTATGAATGACATCATATCCTCTTTCGGCATAATCTTCTTCCCAAGCCACTGGACAATTCCCATTTACACATTCAGGTCCACAATATCCTTTACACTTCATTTTTTAATCTCCTTTAAAAAGTATCTATCACAACGTTTTGCAGTAAGATTCCAACATTTTTCACAAACCCTAATTGACCATTCTCTATTATTAGGACAGTTACCTGAACCTAAACTATTATCAAGTCCATAATGATATGGACATGAATCCATATTAAAAACTCCAAAATGTTCTAATACCCATTCTCTATTAGTCATTCTTTCAAATTTTCTCATTCTATCTCTCCTTCTCTTTTTTATCTACTTATATTATACCACGAAAAATAAAAGAAGTCAAGATTTACTTGACTTCTTTTTCTTGAAAGCCTTTACAGATATAGTAAAGTACTTCGAGCATTTCTTCTCTTACTAATGAACTTGTAACCAAGAATGGTAAGAATTCCTTGAGAAGAAAGTCCCATATTCTTTCACTCATTACTTTGTACCTCCTGTATTCGTGTACACGAATAGGAATGTAATGAGAGAAGTTTTTTATTTTATGATTTTATTATAACATAAGATTGGAGAAATGTCAAATTTTTAATTGACACTTTTCCATCTTACATTTTTAAATCTATAATTTTTATATTATTGAGTAACAACTATACTTCCTCCAATTTTAAATGTTACTGTGAAAGAAGTATTTGGAGTACAAATTATTTTATCTGACTCTTTCAATACTGTTCTTGCGAACATTACTGTTCTGCCATAATACTGTCCAGAAACTGACTCGTTTACTGATGCAAATAACCCTATCTCTTTAATCTCTAATGTATCCGTACCTGTATATGTCCATAATTGAGAAAGTACTATATCATTCCAATTATTCACTGCAGCAGATGAACTGTTCGTTACAGAAAAATTTGTCATATCTATCGGACTAATTACATTATAATCATCATAGTCTTCTGGTTGATTAGAGCTACCAAATGAGAATGTAGAACAGATAGAATTAGGTAAAGGTATTTTATTATTGGATACTGACTTAATTGCATTTAATATATTAGCACCTGATGAATTTACACCTACTCCAAAGTAATTGCCATCAGTCTTCTTTAAGGGAATTTTATTTACTCCTCCATTAAGAGTGCTCATGACTGCAAGAACAAAGTTTCTATTTAACATATTATTCACCACTCCTTATTATTAATTCGCTTTGAATACAGCTTAAAATATTCGCAAATGGAACTGTTCCCACACCTACTTTTGTAGAAATCAATTCTATTCCCTCTTTTTCTCCTATTGCTTCTTCAACTTTTTCCAATAAATTTCCATAAGTCACGTCCTTATCTTCAGGATAATATTTTTTATATAACCTTTTTACCCTTTCAGGCCATCTTTCTATTAAGAGACGATTCATTTTCTCCCCTCCTATTTTTCGGTCTATTTTTTATGAGGTAGCAACTGTCCATCCTGTCGCCAATGCTATTTCTGCCGCAGTTAATTCACTTGTACCTTCACAATTTACAATTTTTATTTGCTTGCCTGTAAGATTTAATGTACCAAGATATGTTAATAAATTTACTAATGCAGTATGGTCTAGTGCTTGGTCTGTGAAATCGATCTGCGGCGCGGTCCCGCCAAAAGTCGAATTAGGTGGTAACGTTACTTCTGTAAGGGATCCTCTAACTATTGATGAACGAGTGCTATTTGCGTAGCCTTTACAAGTAATTTTTTGTAAATTAACACCACAATTTGCTGATAATTTTTTAAGATTTCTATAATTCGTTAAATCCCAAGTCTGTTGTGGATGAGATGTACTTCCATATTCTGATGGGAAATATATCTCTTCTATTATCGAGTTACCTGAATTAAACAGATTATTAGATGTTGTGGTATCTATTTTTGGGGCTTTGGGAAATTTTAACACAAGAGTAAATGTTGATGAACCAAAAGCATTTAGATTAGTAACATTTGACATCGAAACTCCACTAAAATCAATTTCTTTTAATCCTGATAATTGTAAAAATGCGGCCATATTTGTTATATTATCTGCCCAATCATTATTAGTAGGTAGTGTTAATTTTTTAAGATTTATATCATAATAAAATACGCTATTAAATGTGCCCGCTTTTGTACTGTCAGTATTCATTGTAGCAGGAAAACTAAATTCTTCGAGAGCAGTGTATGAAAATGCACTGGCTACAGAATATAGAGCTGGGTAAGAATTACCTTTCCAAGTAACTTGTTTTAAATTAGTACAATACGTACACATAGAACTAATACTGCTAAGGAGGGGCGCATTAGGAATTGTAATTTTCTTCAACATACAACACCTATAACACATAGTTGTCATACTTGCCAAACTCGGCATATTGGTAGGAAGTATGAGTTCTTGAAGTGACCTACAATCATAACACATATAGTTCATTGTAGTAGCCGCGGTGCAGGATGATACATCAATATATTCAAGATAGGGGCAAAGACCAATATTTATGCTTTGATTAAAACATCCCGCCATATATACTAAACTTGTAGGGGTCGAAGTATTTGTTTTTATCGCTAACCAGCTTTGATATGCAGAGTGATCGTCTTGTCCCCAAATACGGAAACCTGCTATGAAATTGCTCCCAGTTGTAGTTTGGTTTATTTTTATAATATATGTATTATACCCATCTTCTGTTCCTTGTGTTGCATAATGATGATGAGCTTGATATGAATAAGAAACAGACATTCCTTTATAAGTATTTTTAACATTTGTTTGGAGATTAGTTTCTACTGTGCCATCTCCCCAATCTATAGAAACTTTTACATTATTATTTTTTCCTATCACTAAAAAAGTCACATCAGGGCAAATGTCAGAAACCAAAATTACAATATCATCAGTAGTATTAGTACGAATATCTGGCCAACCTTGCGGCCAAGTCCAATCTCCTCCTGAAGGTATATTTAATACTTTTGGTACGAGTTCTGTAAAAGTTTCAGAAGATGATGAAGGGACTCCTTTTGTGGTTAAGTTCGCAGCGAGATCGGCTTTATCAGAAATTAATTGATTGAGGTAGTCAGTAGTTGTTGGCATTATGAACCACCTCCTATACTTGCAAGAGTTGCAAGAATTGTGTTTATTGAGCCTACTGTAGTGTCTACATAAGATTTTATAATGGAATTTTGAACGGGGTTCGTAGAAGAATCTGACATTGCAGTATCAATAGTTAAAGTATCTTGCTTATTGTTCCAATTACTTATATCAGTAGAGGTAATAAATAAACCAGGATATTCAGGAATATAATTAGTAGGAATTTTATGATATTCTGCTCTTGTACCTGAAAAATTTCCTATAGAAGCCGTATTTCCTTGAAGATACGCATCACGATAAGCATTAAAAGTATCTTCGTTTGTAAGAATAAATGCTGAGCCTGATTTATATGGAGAACTTATCATTGTTGAGGATAACTCACGATTAGTAACAATTACAAATCCAGCACCAGAACTAGGATCAGTTTGAAATGTGAGCACATAAGAATCTTCTTCAGGTTTTGAACTATCCCATAAACTAGGTGTTGCTGAGCTAATACTGATGTTATTAGCATAGAAGTAATAAGTTTCATTTGGATCAATACTTAAAGACATTTCGCCTGTCCAATAGTAATTGGTTGTATTGTATTCTTCACGACTGAAAAATTCTATTGGAGAAGGTATGTTTATTTTGTTATTAGAAAGAGAAACTGTTTCTTTATAGAAGGGTCTATTTTTTATGTATGCTGATGAAGCCTCGTCTTCTTCATCCCAATTAGATTTTAGTAATATTTGTTGTAAAATATTTTGAAAACTGGGATCTTTGAAATTAATATAGGATAAGGGAAGATGATGTGTATTTTTTACATACCCATCTACCATACCTAAGTAGTAAAGATGATTACCATCAAAATAATCTTCTTTAAACATATCATACAATGATTTTGAAGTCATTATTAGAATACTTTCAGGATTATAAACTGCTTCTCCTGTTTCTGATATACCTGTATTTGTTTGAATCATTAAAAATCTATTATTATTATCTATAAAATTAAGTGTAAAAACAGTTTCATCATCTAATATGGCAGTACTAGCTGTCGCAGAAAGCAAACGTGTGTCATCTTGATATAAATAATATGTTTCTCCTTCTGTTAATTCTAAATGTACATTTGCATTTATGATTGCTAATTCTCCAAAATATCTGTCCGTAGCTGTTACCCAATAAGGAGGCGGGAACTCCATTTTCTCAGAACTAAGTGTAGTTGTTTCTAGCCATATAGGTTTATTTTTAATATAATCTTTTGAAGAACTATCTTCTTCATTCCAATCTGGGTTTGGTATTGCTGTTGCCGGCGCATAAGTTGAAGAAATGATATTACCTTCTCCATCTCTCACTGCTGCGCCCGCAACTAAATCATCTGAAAATTGTTTTTCTATCGGCATATATTTTCACCGCCTTTAACCTTCACTTTCCCAATTTGTAAATGTTCTTGAGTGGAGATTAAGATCTACCACTGTGTTAATTGCAGAAATTTGAGTAGTAGAAAGTTTGTCTTGTTTTGAAGTTTCTAAAGTTGTAACTCTGCTACTAAGACTTGTTGCAGTTGTTTCAAGAGAAGTTACTCTTGTGGCTACGCCCGCGATACTTGAATTTATCGTAGTAGCCATTATATCAATTTCTGTCTTAGTATAATAATTACTTAAATCAATTCTTTGAACGCCCAATCTTTCCCAATGGTCACCAGAAGGAGAGGGGTTTCCTTTTATATAAATCCACTCAGTATATAATTGTCCAGTTGTAGAAGAAGAATCTGGTACAAGATATAAAGTGGTATAAGAAATATCCTGTGTTGGTAAAGTTTGAACTACTTCAATTGCGAATTTCGGTATTGTCGAAATTAATTGGTCTACGTCATCTTTTGAATAAGTGGTTGCTTTATCTGCTTTAAGGGCTAATGCCGCGGTAGTATCGCTAATATGCGTGTTTACAGTTGAAGTAAGTGTTGCTAAACTACTTTTAGTTGTGGTTAAGTCTGTTTCTAAAGTTGTGACTCTGCTACTTAAAGAAGTTGTAGTAGTTTCTAAAGTTGTAACTCTGTTACTTAATGAAGTTGTTGTTGTTTCTAATGAAGAAACTTTTGTCTCTAATGTAGAAACTCTAGTACCTAAAGTACTATCTACATCTCCCTCTGTTAAATAAGTTGTAGAAATTATTCTACCCTGATCATCACGTATCGCCGCACCAGCGACTAGATCATCAGAAAATATTTTATTATAATCTGCCATTATCTTGCCTCCCAATGGTCAAAAGTTATTTCTGAAAAAATTGCTTTGCCTAAATTTTCAATTGCATCAACTTCTCCATTTAAAAGTAAATTTTCAGGAGTAATTTCCACATCTCCTTTTCTATATTCTGTTTCTTGTGCGCCCTTTACTCCAGTTACAACATCGTCAAGGTCTGCTTTTTCTGCAATTGCCGCACGAAGTTCACTATCATCATAATTAAAAATATGGGATAATCTTTCTATTTCCTCGTCAGAAACTAAAGATTTTCCTATCTCTTTATCTACTTTTCCATTTAAAAATTCATTAATCTCTGTGCGAGAATAGGTATCGACTTGACGTCCAAGGTCTCGTGCAAATTCTTCTTCTGTGCCTTGATATCCCGCCTCTACTGCATATTGATAAGCAGATTTACCATCTTTACCTATTAATTCTTTATCAAAACGATATACTTCGCCATCTGACATCTCAAAACAAAGATACGAACCTTCAACATAGATATCTTTTACACCTCGTCCAAACCAGCCATTGAAGTCTGAATCAACAGATTCTGTTTCAGCATTTAACTCAGCGGTCGGTGGTTGCGACAAAGAAAAAATTATATTAGATGAAATATCAGGAGTTGTTGTAGATACTTCTGCTGAAAAAATTTCACCTGTTTGACCTTCTATTGTTGATTGAAGAGAAGAAAGGGTAGCAACAATATCTACATTAAGTTCGTTGTTTCCCATTTTCTACCTCCGTTTATTCTACAATTATTCTATTTCCTCTTGAAATAGTCGTTTTAGTATCACTATGAATGAAAATAATATCAAATGTATAAGTACCAATGGGTAACTTTGAAGAATATTCTTCTGTCATTTGTAAAGTAACTGTATCCCCACTCATTGAACTTCCTTTATATGAGATTGAGAAGATTTCTTTTTTCTGCATAGAACGGAAACTAAAGACTATTTGATCATCAGGTAGAATGGTTACAGGTGAGGCAGAGGGGTCTTTAATGGTAATAGTGACATTCATTTCAAAGGTGTCATTTGCATACCATCTTAGTGTACCGTCTTCTGCAAAGCGCGGTGAGGCGGCAGCAGGTTTTAAATTTCCCATTTTATACCTCCTTTATAAGTTTTATTTTTAAAGGTTTGTTTACCACGCATCTATTGGACCTGGCGCAGGATTACTCTGAATAGGAGGTTTTTCTCCGTATTTTAACCAACTTCCTGCTTCTATACAAAAATATAGGTCTCCATTAATTAGCAGGGCTCTGTCGCCTGGTTTTGGATTAGTAGGTAAATCATTTGCCGATTTTGCAAAATACTCACTATAACCAATAGTAGGTCGGCCCATATATTCGGTTTTAATTATGTTTGGCATTTATTTCACCTCTTTATGCTGTTGCGCCAAAATATGCGTTAAGTATTTCTGTTACCACCAATTCATAAGAGGATGCATCATAATTTGGCATAATATTTGACGTAATATAACGATTATTTGGATTTGATACTTCTCCATCTCTTGCACCTAAACTTGAATAATAATAAGTTGTCCCATTATATGTCAAATTTCCTTGTACAGAAGCGACTCGTGTGGCACTATCGGTATATGTCATCATATTATTTGGTGAATTTGTTTTTGATATAACAATTGGAGTGTATTGCTGATTAAATGGAAATACCGTCCTGTAAACACTTGTAATAGCACAAATGTCATTACTTCTTCCATCTACTAAATAATAATTAATGTTATTAACTGTTCCAATAATTTCACCAGCTGAAACAAGGAAATTATAATTTACAATATTTGCCGTCAATTCAATATTTGTTGTTGGTGTATAAGGAAATGAAATTACATTTCCATTTCCATCTTTCCACCCTGTGAATGTTTTACCCGTTTCAACTGTCGGCACAGGTGGTTCTGTTATACTTTCACTTTGCTGACAAGAAGCAATATAATAATCTTCCCCATCAACTTTGAATGTAACTGTATAACCGCCTGTTATGCCGCCGGAGCCTCCACCAAGGCTTTTACCTATTAAAAAACTCATAATATCTAATGCCATTTTTTAACCCCCTATCTTTTCCCAAGAACCTTGAGTAATACAAATATAAAGTCCACTTTCTACCACAATCGCGCGGTCTCCAGGTTGAGGAGATATCGCGGTGAGATCGGTTGTATATTTGACAAGATATTCGCTAAACCCAAGAATTGGTTGGTTCATATATTCAGTTTTTACTATATTTGCCATTTTATACCTCCTTTATACTAAAACTTGTTCATCAGGATAAAGCGGAATTCCGTGATAATACCAATCTAAACATTTTCTTGAATATTCTAACACATTATCTTCTGTTGGATTAAAAACTTGTGAAATATTATACAAAGTATTGTCCAAAAAACGATTTAAATTCGTTGCATCATCTAACCCATAACCATTACTAGTTCTGCTATAATTTAAAATTAAATTCTTATTTTCATAGCTAAAAGGTATAGGCGTATAAATTTGATAGCTTCCTGTCCCAGCAGTTTTATCTATATATCCCGTATCATTTTCAGTAATTATAAAAGCATAAATAGATGTAACATTTAAACTAGAACTATTCTTTTTATAATCTCTTAATAAAAATACTAATGAAGGTTTTGTTTCTAAAGTTGTTTCTCTCCAATAATATCTATTTGCAGTAATATTTCCTCCACTTGCTATATTTATTAATCCATTAGAAACTACTAAAAAATTGTATTCCTTTATATTCGCCGTTAAGGTCATATCTCTTGTGGGAATAAAAGGAAATATTATATCATTTTCATCTTCATCTTGCCAAGAATTGACTATCTTACCTTCCAAGAGTGGTTTAGGAGGTTCTTTAATATTTTCACCTTGTTGACAACTTGCTACATAATAATCTTCTCCCTCAACTTTAAACTTAACTTTATATCCTAAATTTCCGCCCTCGACTACTGTACTTCCTGCGGCAAGACCGACTATAAGTCCGTTTTGAAAATCTTTATTCGCCATTATAAAACCTCCTTATTCTGTAATGCCAAAATATGCATTAAGCAATTCTATAACTTTTTCATTGTCTGTTCCAGTTGAAGATATTTTATATCTTACACTTCCTCTGCTTGATGCTTCTGCTCCATATGCCGATTTCGCATAATAATAAGTTGTACCATTATATAATATTTCATTTGTTGCACTAGTACGATAATGGTCGGAAGAAGTATAACGACTCCAAACCATACAATCACTAACTTGTTCTGTAAATACAGCATAGGCAGAACCGGAACTATCAAAACCAACAATGCAAAGTCTTGAAGCAGAATAATTAGTTGAGGTATGATTTGCTGCATATTGATTACCATTAATTGATGTAGATATAGCTGTACCGAAATCGTATTCTGTTAAAATAGCAATTATTTCTATATCTGAATCTGGAGTATACGGAAATGCAATCAGATTATTGTTGCTATCTTTCCAACCGTTAAATGATTTACTTGTTACTGGCGCAGGCGGCTCTGTTATACTTTCACCCTGCTGACAAGAAACAATATAATAATCGTCACCGTCAACCTTAAATTTTACATAATAGCCGATATTTCCTATTTCAGGATTTGGATAACGGTCAATATTAATATCTGTATCACCAACGCCTGTTAACTCACCACTACTAAAACTTAACGGAACATTGTTGTCATCATACATTATTGCTGTAATCTGTCCGTCTGTTTCGGTTACTGTAAGTGTATGTTCATTTTCGTCTGCGTCTGTTATAGTATATTTTCCGTCTGCATTTAGCATTATGTCGGTTATCTCTATACCGCCATTTTCTATCGCCTCATCAATCTTCTCTCTTAAATTCCCATAAGTCACACTTTTATCTTCGGGGAAATACTTTAAATAAATCTCTTTTATATCTTCAGGAAACTTATACACTAATTCTCTATCCATTTTCTCCTTTCACCTCTTCCAAAATGTTGTCAAAAAAAATATTGCCGAAAACAATTTTTGTCTTCGACAATATGTGAGATTTAAAGTTAAAAACTCTAATTTTTAAAATTCCATATAACTTAAATTTTCTTTTTTCTTACGTGGTGCGGCCGCCTTCTTAGGAATGAACCAAAATAAACTATTTCTTGCTCTTGTCGCCGCAACATATGAAATTCTCTTCTCTTCATCATTCCACCGATGCGCGCCTATTACCATAACATTATCATTCTCCAACCCTTTCGAAGTATGAATAGTGAGAACTTTTACAGTATTCTCCTTCATTCTCTCTTGAAGTTGGGATAAGTCCAAGTCCGCTTTCTTAAAAGTATCACAAGGTATATCATTCTTCTCCAACACTTTTATCATATCATCAACTTCTTTATTCGTTCTACAAAGTATGAACCACGACCTATACTCCTCACCCATTTCAAGCTCTTGAAGAATTTTATGTATCTCGAATTGGTTAACTTCTACATATCCACGGCGCGCCGTCATACAAACATTGGGAACTTTATAAATATCAGTAACTGAGGCAAGGATTGTATCTGCATAGTCGATTATATCTGCGCCGCAACGATAGTTATAAGTCAAATTGAAAACAGTAACAGAAGGATCTCTTACCAATCTCATAAAATGGTGATAATTAGAGCCTTTGAAACTATATATACTTTGGCATGAGTCACCGCAGAAATAAAAATTCTTTGGCTTCAAATCTTTTATCATAAACTCATACTCATTATCACAAATATCTTGAAACTCGTCCACCAATAAATGTTCAACTTCAGGAATATATAAATCTCTATTATGTACTTGTTCAAATAACCAATCAAAATTTTCGTTCTCTAATTGCGCCGAGGTCGACACCCCGTTCATTAAAAGAATATAGTTTGCAAGACTATGGATTGTACCTATAAACACTCCTTCTGCCTCTTTCGGTAATCTACTCCTCATTTCTTGTGCGGCGGCGTTAGTGAAAGTTATTGCGAATATGTTCTTGGAATCAATACCTTGAGAAAGGAGAAACTCGATTCTTGCCATAATTGTTCGTGTCTTACCAGTTCCGCACGCAGATGCGACAAGAACTTTGTCTGAGTCAGTTATTACGGCCGCACGCTGTTCTTCGTTTAAATCTATTGTCATTTTGGATACCTCTTGAGATTAGATTTTCTATTTATATTATAGCAGAAAAGAGAAAAAAAGTCAAGGATTTGGAATCCTTGACTTTTAGAAAAATTATAAAATTAATCTGCAACTCTTTTTAATCTTAATACTGTTACTCCAACATCAACATTAACATTATTTAAAGCTAAATGTCGAGGAATTTCTGTTAACCAGCGAGCATCAAGTGTTTCATCTCCTGTTTTAAAAATATCACTATCTCCTGTTCCATTTGGGAAAGGTATCCACTTTTTATAACATAAAGCCGGACTTGTTGAAGTATCTTGAAAGGCTAATGTTGAATTTATGCCTCTTACATACTTATCGGCACCATCTTGATTATTTGGAAACGCCCAATATCTTCCAGTACACATTTTAATTGTAATTTTTAAAGTCTGATTTCCAAAAAATTCTGAACTCGTTTCAAAACCATATCCATCCGCTGACTCTGGAGAATATTGCTCTTTCCATATAGTGGCTTGAGTGCTTGTAACTTCATTTTTACCAACGACTCTATTCCAAACACTTATGCCTATTTTCTTTCCATTGTCTTTTACCAATAATCCTGGGCAGTTCAGAGATACTCCGGTTGTAGGCCAATGAATATCTGAAACATAACTATAAGTAGTAGTAGTTCCTTCTATTGTTGTTGAAGTCGTAGTAGTTAAGAAATAACATTGGTTAGAGGCTCCTGTATTAGGTGTTAAAGAAATCTCCATATTTCTTGAACTTTGTCTTTCTCCTTCTGCATAATAATGCCGAGGATAAGTTCCATTACAATGGAGAGGACAATCTGATATTGTATTATAAAATTCATAAGAATGTTCTCTACTTCTTCCTCCTGTATGATCTGGAACTAAAGCGGTAGCTACAGAAGCTTCATTTACCATCCAAGTATCATCATTATGTCTTACAAAACCATATTCTCTAAAACCATGGGCATAATAATCTCTATAATATCCTGGTTGGCCCCCTCTTGCTAAAATTGCTAAATCCCATATCTCATAGTGGTATCCGGTTCCTGCTGGTCGAATTCTTTTGGGTAATTGTAAAGTAAATTCCATTGTCGTTTGATTATTAGTTATAACTCCTGGACAATGGATGATATTTGTTTGATCATCTGGTATACAAGAAGTAATTGTAATATAATTTCCATCTTCAATATCATAGAATATCCTTGGCTCTGTAACAGTAATCCAATTTTCAATATTACAAACTCTTGTATTTAAACCATTAATTTCCGACTGTATAGTAATAAAACTACTCGTAGTCGTCTCTTCAAACTCTTCCAGACTACTAATAGTTGTCTCAACCACACTACTTAAAGTAGTCAATCCACTCTCTAAAGTAGTCACCCTATCTGTCAAATCGTCTATCTCTTCCAATGCATATTCTGCGGCTTCCCGCGCAATCTTCGCATCAATATAACTATCATCGTCATACTCTAATGGTTCTTCACCAATTCCATTCGTATATACAGGGAAAAATACATAATTCGTAGTAATTTGATTATTATTATTTTCATAAATAATACTTACAGTAAAGCCAGGTTCTCTCAAAACTTCAGAAGGAAATTCTCTATCTTTATCTTCTTCAGTTTCTGCTTTTACAATTAAAGTCGCAACCCCATCTACTGCTTGTACTTCTTTATGAATATGTCTATTAAAATAAAAATCAACTACCGAATTAACATTAGAGGGTAAATTAACAGTCATACTAACTAACCCTTCACTACGAGCAACAAGATGATATTCTCCTGTTACTTTTTCCGCAGTTAATTTCTGAGGCTCAGGTAAATTAGCATACATTATAATCTGTTTTTCTTCTCCCATTCTCTCACCTCTCTTATTTAATCTCCTCTATACAAATATATCCTACTTCTTTTCCTACTCGGACGCGCGCCCAAGCACCAAAATAATCTTCTATTTGTATCAGAGTTCCTCTTTTTAATTTTTTTATTGTATAATATCCTTTACTCGGCCCGCTTTTTAATTCAACCTCTTCCCCTAAAGTCCAAGGTTTCGGTAAATCCGCCCAAGTAGGATTTTTAACTACATTCTCTAAATCAATCCAGCCTTGACCAGAGAATAATTTTCCTTTTCCATCTTTTTCAAAAATTATTAAATGAAAGGAATTTTCTTTCAATTTTTCGCCAGTATCAGTTTCAATTTCTTTATCTAAATATACATAATAAGGTTCGAAGGTGAATTGCGCAAGTTCATCTTCTTTTTTTTCTTCATTCTCTTTAATTATCGTTTGATAATCTTCAAGAGTTTGAAAAAGAAAATTAAAACTCTTTTTCATTTCTTCAATAGAAACTGTTTGTGCGGCGAATAGCTTATCCATTTCACTAAAAATTTCCGCGGCTTCTTTAAGTCTTTTTTCCTCTTCTTTTTCTTTTTCTTTTTTTAAGGCTTTTGCGCCCTTCCGCCAAAGAAGGACGCTTATGCCTATTCCTATTAAAATTAGTCCGATTATTACACTCAATAAAATTTCTAATTTCATAACTCCATCCAGCCTGTTACATAATCTCCGATAGGTCTCTTGCCGCAATACTTCTTACTAATTGTAACTCTATATCTACCATTAACCTTTTCGCCATCATAGATATAAAAAGTACCAGTTCTTTTCTTTGAAGTAGAAGTTGAAGTTGCGCTTGTATAAAGAGGTTTATCTTTAACTGCAACGGCATCTCCTTTTTTATAACCTTTTTTCGCTTTCTTTGCTGCGGCTGCCTTAGCCTTTTCTTCTGCTTTCTGTTTCTTTAAAAGTTCATTAACTTTCTTTTGAACTGCATCATAATTATATCCCGCAGCTTCAAGTCTTTGCTTACGAGTGGGTTTTGAATGTTTATCTCCCCACTTATCATCAATAACTTCTTGAGCGATTACAGAAAGGCTCTTCTTCACAACTTTTTTATATCCGTTAAGTCCTTTCTCTTTCATAATCTTAGGATAGTCCTTGTATGCATAATCCTTATCAACATTACCAGAGATACCTTTAACTTTTCCGCTCTCTGAATATTGCCACATTGTATAGGTGCCAGTATAAGTACATTTATCATTCCACTGAGCAACCCATACATCATAATCTTTTAAAGCTTTAATATCTAATTTTGAAGTGAGCCAGCCTTTGCTTGCATAAATACCAACATAGTATCCTGCAGCTGCAACCTTATCACAAAAAGTCTTTGTAATTTTAGTTAATGTCGCCGCAGAAAGTCCAGCAATAGACTTATCTTCAATATCGAACCAAATAGGATATTCAAATTGTTTACCTTTTAAAATCCCAATAACAAAATTAGCTTCTTGAGTTGCCTTTTCAATTGTATCAGCATAGGTATAGTGATAATAACCAATTGGTACGCCCGCAGCTTTTGCGTTCTTATAATTCAGTTCAAACTTCTCATCTTTACCTGTTCTTCCGTAACTACCTCTCAAAATTGCAAATTGAACTTCGTTTTTCTTAACCTTATTCCAATCTATAACACCTTGAAAGGTAGATACATCAATACCTTTTACTGTTGCCATATTATTCACCTTCCTCTTCTTCAATTTCTACTTCTTCACCTTTAACAGCAAATGCAAGAGAAGGATTGTTCTCAATCCAATCTTCTAATTGGAGAAGTGCAAGTTCTACCCAACCGCTAAATCTTTCAAAAGAAATGAAAAGTTGCATAACAGGAAATTGCTTCATAAACATATCGTATACTGCACGAAGTTTTAATTGACCAGTTCCGCTACCAAGTTCTATCTCGGCTTGCGCGCAGGCCCAAACAAGCCATTCCTTAATCTTTTCAGGTCTCTTAACAAGATTATAAATTGCCATTCCACCAACTAAAAGTACAACAACAATATAAGGAATATACTTTACAAATTCTTGCATATCTCATACCTCCTTTTTTAATAATTCTGAAACATAGTTTAAAGTTTCTTCTCTTTGAGAAGAGAATTTTATTTTATCTCCCTTTTTAATTCCTAATGAAAGTAAGCCAAGTAACGAATGCGCATTTATTTTTCTTTCATCTTTTTCGCAATATAAAGACGAAAACACATTTAAAGAAACTGTTTGCACAAATTGTTGCGCGGCCCTTCCATTAAGGTCATAAGGAAATTCAATTACCTTTTCGAATTCCATTACTTATCACCTCCAAACTTTTCTCTTGTTAATTGATCGTTGTGATAGATAGATTTAACAAGATACTCTGGTAAAAAAAGAGATTTTAAATCTGTTAATTTATCATAGTCCCAAAAAGGAATACGATATAATGGAATATGATGTGTAATTGCATATGCGTTTTTCTTTCTATCGCATTCTTTTCTATACATAAAACTCGAAAAATTCTTGTTAAAGTATGAAGAATATAAGAAGTGCGGCTCACCATCATATTCAAGTAATCCAACTAATTGTCCATTCCTATATATAGCAAAATCAAACCTTAAAGGCGCTTTCTTCTTCCCATTTAAATATGGGAAAGTTACTTCTCTTTTAAAGGAGATTTTATTTGCCTTTAAGATTTGAACAATCTTATTTTCTCCTTTGCTCACTTATAACACTCCTCATTTTACTCTATTTCAATTATAAGTGAGCAAAGTCTTTTTAAACTTCAATTTTTATTTTTTATCAACCAAAAACCTTATCATAGGTACAATCTTTCCAACTTATATCATCTCTCCATTCCATTATCTTCGCGTGACGTAATGCTTGAGTATCTTTTTCAATCATCATTGCACTTACCTTACAAACTTTATGAAGAATAGGACAAGGTTTTTCTATTATTTGAGATTTAATTTCTTCTGTTACATTTGAAATCCAACCAATAGGAACAACTTCATCTCCTTTTAAAACTCCTATCTCAACTGCGCCCGCCCAACCAAAGAACGCACCTTTAGTAATAGGAATAAGCGGAGAACCCATCGCATATGCAGAATAATAATCTCCCATTAATCTCGTCTCATTTTTATCATTCCACCAATAAGGCCAGGTCTCAATTTCTTTTCCTTTATATTCCCAAGTGGACGGTTTATAATTACCAGTTAAGAAGCAATCAATTTCATTCCCAATTTCTTTCTTAACTTTAATACTTTTTCGCGCGGGCCGCTTACCAGGTTCATACTTACCATCTTTAATTTGAAGTACGACGCCTTCCCAACCTTTTTCTAAGCAATAGCCAATGTAATCAAGAAGTTCATCTCCTTCATAGTAGCGGGCGCGCACCAAGTAAGTAAACTTCATTCTTTCAAACACATTTTTAAACAAAGTAATTCTATCTACCATTTCAGTGTCCATTAAATTTTTTCCACCGTAAGCTAAACAATCAAAAATATAATAATAAAGTTTTTCACCTTTTTCTTGACGTTCTATTGCTTTTGCGGGTAAACATCCCATTATAGTGGTAACTGCACGACTTTGTTCATTATTAGGAAAGAAAATTTCACCTATTAAACAAGTTCCATTAGGAAATTGAGAAAATTCTTCTTTTAAGTGAGGAACAAGTTCAATTTTATTGAGATATCCACCTTTTGTGCTTTCAGTTCTACTACGAAGAAAAAGATTTCCATCATCATCTTTTAGCATCATAAACCAATGACCGTCGATTTTTCTTGCCGCGAAATAGTCACCACTTTTAACTGCATTATATACTAATTCTTTAAGGTTAAGACTCTTTGTAGGACTCCAATATTTTTCTGGTGTCATATTTAAAAAATCATAGTTACCAATATATCCGTACATTACATTACCTCTTTTCTATTTTTATTCTAATTATATTATACCACAAAAAAGAAAAAGTGTCAAGAATTCTTGACACTAATTCCACTTTTCTATTTCTTTTAAAAATTCTTCACTTTTTATACTTAATTCTTCTATTGTTCCATTGTTCCAAATCGTATAATCATATTTTCCAGTATCAGTATTTAAATCTGCGGAATTAAAAAACTTCTCAATCCCATCTCTTTTTATCAAAAGAGTTCTTACAATAATTTTTCTTTTCTTGAATAACTCCACGAACTCTTTTATTTCCAATTGTTCTCTACAATGAATAAAAACAATACATTCTTTATCGCAAATTTCTTCATATAAATTAATATTTGCAATATCTTTCATTACTTCTTTAACAGGACCGTTATTATAACTCTTCCACGCTCGTTTTAAGTCTGCTAAAAAGGCGCGCCCAGCATTATCTTTCTCACCTTTCCAGCCCATCGTAGTCGCAATCTCTTTCACACTTGTAATTGTAGAAAGATTCTTAATTTCATACTTATCCATACAATAAGTCCTTAACAAAGTAACAAAAGTATCTTTACCTGCACCGCCAGCGCC